TCGAAGCTAACCGTGTTGCTGTACGCAACCGTCGCGGTCCTGCCAACTTCATCATCGCCACACCCCGTGTTTGCGCTCTCTTAGAAACACTTCCTAACTTCACCATTCTTCCTACCCAAGGTAATGTTAACACATCACCTGTCGGTATTGCTAAGGTTGGTTCAGTTGGTGGTCGTTTCCAGATCTATCGCGATACCCGCACAGAAGCACAAGCTGCTGATAGTTACGCTAACGCTGGTTATGCCAGCCCACGCGCTGCTACAGTTGACTATGCTCTCTTAGGTTACAAAGGCAGTGAAGTGTATGACAGCGGTATTTTATATTGCCCATACATTCCTGTCATGGTACAAAGAACTGTCGCTCCAAACGACTTCAGCCCACGCGTTGGTCTCTTGACACGCTATGGTGTTGTTGACAACATTTGGGGTGCTGATCTTTATTACCACCTTGTAATCTGCACCGGTTTCGGCGAAAGCTTCACACCAGGTTCAGCCGCCATTTACCTCTAATAGGTTACAGGCAAAAAAAAGAGTCTCAACAAACCCCGATCGAAAGGTCGGGGTTTTCTTTTTCTTTTTATGTGATAGATCATATCTGGGTGACTAAATAATAATAGTGAATGAAGAATTAAAAAAAGAGGTTTTAAAATATTTTGTTGAAAATCAAAACATAAATTTGGTTTATAAACAGTTTGAAGGACAGGCAGGCAAGAGAACTCTGCAAAGGTGGTGTTTCCCTGAGTTAAATGAAAAAGCCAAACAAGAGGCTAGAGACTACCACAATAAACACAAAAATAACACAGACTATGTCGAAAAAAGAAAATTAAAATCTCAAGAATTTCGTAAAACAGAACATTATAAACAATTACAAAAACAATACTACGAACTTAATAAAGAAAAAATTCAAGAGACTGTTAAAGAACATCGACTTAAAAATATAGAACATTACAAACAAAAAGCTAAAGAAAACTATCAAAAGAATAAAAAAGCTCATCAAGCTAATGTTAAAAAGTATAGATTAGAAAATAAACAAAGATTACAAGCTTTAGAATTAGCGAGATACCATAACGACCCCATTACTCATTTAAAACAGGCTTTAAGAATGTCTTTAAATAGAGCGTTAAAACACGGTAAAGATGTCAAGACTAATCGTTCTTTAAGTTATTTGGGTTGTTCTATAGAGGAGTTTAAAAATTATTTAGAGGTTCGTTTTAAAGAAGGTATGAATTGGGAGAATCGATCTGAATGGCATTTAGATCATATTATTCCTTTAGATAAAATTAATGAAGGTTATACTCTTGAGCAATTATGCCATTACAGTAACTTTCAGCCTCTTTGGAGGACGGACAATTTATCTAAAGGTAATCGCTTAACTTTAAATTTAAATTTTCAGTTAGAAAAATTAAATTACGAAAAAATTTTTTATCTACAAAAAGAAGGGAATTATGAAATTTTACCAACACATAATAAAATTGTTTTAAATTTTCAACCTCACTTTTATGACCAAGAAAGAATTCTTTGGGGTGATAATAATGTACGTCAAAAATTGATAGACAACAGATGCCGATATTTGGGTAAAAGTTCTGAAGAATTAACCGATGTTGAAATTCTAAGAGGATTTAAAATTTCAGGAATTTATTACGGGTACTCACATTTTTCTCCTTTATGGTTTAAAAAATTTCTAACAGATTATTCTATTCAAAGTGTTTATGATCCTTGTGGTGGTTGGGGTCATCGAATGATTGGCTTGTTAGGTACTAATGTCAAAAAATATATCTATAATGATTTTGATATTAAAACAGTTAGTGGTGCGAAAAAAATAAAAGACTTTTTAGAATTAAATGATGTGGTAGAGATTCATAATAAAAAAAGTGAAGAATTTGTACCAAATGAAAAGGTAGACGCTATATTCACATGCCCACCATACTTTAATAAAGAAAAATACAATAATAAATCATTCAAAGACTTAAATGATTTTTCTGATTGGTGGCGTAAAACAGTAGACAATTGTTTAAAATTAAAGCCGAAATATTTCGGTGTTGTCATTGATAATCAACACCTAGAGATAATTTCTAATCCCTTTAAAAATAACATTTTGACTTTACAACAAAAGTTACAAAAAACGCAAATGCACTTTTCTAAACAATCTCATAGTTCAGAAACCTTGTTAGTCTTTCAATTTCCAGAATAAATATCATTAATGGCAACCTGTCCAACTTATACTTCTACTATCAGACCCTCTGAAAATATCGGAGATTCTCTTATAAAGATTAATAATAATTTTTATAATTTAAGAGAAGAACTTTGTTCTATAAAAGCAAAATTAGATGGTACTATACAAGTAAGAACCTTCTTTTACTATGGACCTAATGCTGCTAATGACCCAGTAAGCGGCATGAATGACAATACAGCTTCTAGACCATCAGATTCTACTATTGAAAATTTTGTTAATCAACCTTCTCAATTAAATGTTCCTTCTATTTCCAAGGTTAATGATCAAGTTTATGTCATTTATCAAAAAACAGGTTTCTATCAAAATGATATAACTAGAGTTACTAGTGGTGTAGCAACAGCAAACGTTATTAGTTTTTCAACAAATATCCCTTGGTCTGTAACAACCCCGGAAAGATTTGATACTTACTCTCCCGTATTCATCATCTGGCTATTAGTTTATGATGGTAATAAATATACCACAGTGACTGGTTATCCAAAATTTTCACAAGCTCAAACCTTATCTTCACCAAATTGGAATAACCCTACAACCTGGTCACAATATTAAAATAATATATGGCATCTTGTATTGATACACTCATTGAAAGTATTGGAGAAACCTCTTGTTTAAGAAATTCATTACCTATTATTAATAATAATTTTAATGAATTAAATGAAATAGTATGCACATTAAGAGAAAGAGCAAACGCTAATAGACAAATTAGAACTTTTTTTTATTACGGTCCTAATGCTCAAGTAGCCCCTGCTTCTGGCATGGATAATAATTTACTTAGTAGGCCTTCTAATTTAACAATTGAAGCTTTTGTTAATAGTCCAACACAGCTTAATTTACCTTCTATGTCTAGTCCAGGAGATATAGCTTATGTTTTATATCAAAAAACTGGATTTCAAGGAGCATTACCTTCTCAATCTTCGGGGTTCAATCCTCAGACCGGATCAGCACAAAATTATTCTATTGGACGGGCTGTAACTCTTCAATTTAATAGGTGGTATAATATAGATGATTATCATTCTGTTTTAGCTAATGCAGACGGAACTTCTAGCAATTTAGGAACATTAAAAGTTCAATTTAAAACTTCAACAGGTCAAACCTCAGAATATTCTTATACTGCATCCGGTGTGGGAGATGACACTTATTTGGAATGGGATCCGTATAGTGTCATCTGGTCTGAGGGACATCCTATTCCTAAAACAACTAAAGGTTTAGCACCTAGACCATTTAAAAACCTACCAGGAACTCAATTTTTATTTTCTGTCTCTGGTTCTCCTACTACAAGTTCGGTGACGGCGTTTTTGAAAAAAATAGAGACGACTCCCGGATTAACTCCACCTTCTACCACCAGTGATCTTAGAACACAAATTTCACCGACTTTTATAATTTGGAAATTAAACTATTTCGATACTCAATACTTTGTTGAAATTGGGTTTCCTAAATTCACTAACGGCACTACTTCCATTACAGGCGCAGCTAATGCGAATTGGAATAAACCACAAAATTGGACAACCTTTGAATCTTGGACTTAATATATGGCTGACTCTTGCGCAACTAACGTACAACTCATTTATGGTAATGAAAATATTGGAGATTCTTTAAACAAGATCAACAATAATTTTAATTTACTAAAGACCGCGGCCTGTGACATAGAAAAACAATTAGACGACATTGTTAATGTTAGAACTTTTTTCTATTACGGACCTAATTCCGCAACTAATTCTGAGGATGGAGTCGACTCCGGTAATTTAACATTACCTTCTACCACTACTATTCAAAACTTTGTCAATAAATCTTCTGGTCTTAATTTACCTACAATGTCTGAAAAGGGGGACATTGCTTATGTGGTTTATCAAAAAACCGGTTGGTATACTAACGCACTAAATTATTATAGATCTGGTAGTGGAACTGTTTCTTATAATAAATTAGTCCAATATCAAAGAACTGAAACATATAGAGTTCGACGAATTGGTATTGGATGGACAACGAGAACAAGAACCTATTTGGTCTCGGAATATCATACTCACTATGCAGGATATTTCTGGTCTACAAATATTAACGATACCTACAATATCTACACACCTATTTTTGTTATTTATAAATTGACATTTGATGGAACCAATTACTCAGCAGATGCCGGTTTTCCTAAATTTACCAGAGCTTCTTCTAATTCTACCTTGAACTGGAATAATCCCGCAGCCTGGAGTATATATTAATATATGGAAATAACCATAAACAATATCTACGATTACTTACAAGAGAATAAAAAGAATCTCAATTTTAAACAAAGAGATGACGTGGTCACCGAATGCGGTACTAGTAAATTTCAAACTCTTTTTTATGATAAGAAAGCACAGTTTTATGACATTCCTGAAGAAGTTAAAAATTTCTTAATAAAATCTTTTAATATACAAGAAAGAGATTACCATTTTCTTCAAATTCAAAAGTATGAAGTAGGAGATTACATTCTTCCTCACAAAGATTGCTATCCTCAATTTGCTTTGTTGCATCTTTCAACCTCTTCTTTAGACGGATTGACCTTAGAAGACCATGAAGGAAAATATAAATTCTTACCAGACATCGCGGGAAATTTAGTTCAAATCCCTAAATATCGTTGGCATTGGGTTAATCCAGTAAGAGAAAAAACTAGATATACTGCAGTGTATGGATTAAATCCTCTCAAAGATTACGATACAATTTTAGATCAATAATGAAAAACTACGCACTATTCTCACAAAATGGCCGATTTATCGGTTTTACTAATTTCAAACCAACTAATGGTCTCTATAAAGAGATGCCAGATTCTTTTGATCCCACTCTAAATGTTTATGTCGGAGATTACGAAACAGGTGAACTGAAGGATATTAGCACTCTTCAGCCTAGAGATTATCGAGAAGCTAATGTAGATAAAAAGTGGGTTCTTTTAGAATCAGAAATGAATCGTGAAGCTGGTACTGTTATTACAGAACAGTACGGATATCAAATATTTAAACAACTAAACGTCATCATGGATGTTTTAAATAAAAATAGCGACAAAATTCAATTGACTCCAGAATTTACAGAAATGTACGATAAGATTCAAGAAGTTCGTTTTAATGTTAAAGCTTCTGTGGAATCTTATAAAGAAGCTCCTAAAGCCAACGTAGTTACTAAAGAAGAAGAAAGACTCTTCATTGAAAAATACACTCAGCAACAATTAAACATTAAAGATGAACCTGTAATTTTAAATCCAGGACTCGCTCCTCAATGAATAAATAATTGATATGGCTTTTACTTTAGTACAAAATATTTTAGGTTCGGAATGTATCGGGACTAGTAGACAAAAAATTGTAGATAACTTCACCTCTTTAGAATCTACTGTTATTGCTCTAAGTTCTCAAACTATCAATACCACCGACACTAACACTATTGATTTTACCTATAATAATACTACTCGCAATTTACAAGCCACTATCAAAGACAATAGTATACAAGAAAGCTTTTTACAATCTAATTCTGTTAGTACTAATAAAATTGCAGACAATTCAGTAACTTACGACAAATTGTATACTGATGTAACTCCTAAGTTAGCCAAAGCGTGGGTTAATTTTAATGGTACTACCAATCCTCCAACCATTAATGCCAGTTATAATGTTTCGGGGGTAGTTAAAAATTCTGTAGGGGATTATACTATTACTTTTGAAAATAGTTTAGGAACACCTAATTATTCGGTTTGTGGAACTTCTCGCCACCAAACCACTAACACTTCTAATTTAGGTTTTGGTACCTCTGTTACTTTACATCCTACAGAAGCTCCTACAGATACTACTGTTCGTATTTGGAATACTTCTTTTCAAAAAACTAACGTAGTCTCTAATATTATGTCAGAAGCCGATTCCTCTTCGATTTCTGTACAAGTTTTTGCTTAATTGGTAACTTTAAATTGAAGCCATAAATACAATAAATGATATTTCATTTATTGAAATATTTTTATAATAGGCATGAAAGTTACAACCACAAGATCAGGTTTAAATAATGCACAAATACAAGCATTAAGAAAAGAAGGAAAAAGTGATGAACAAATTAGAGCTATTTCCAGATCACAATCTGATCAATTGTTACAAACAAAAGCTTCTAAAAACGGTTCTGAATTTAATAAGGCTTTTAATGATGCCCGTAAACAAAATAAAGATGTAACAAATGCTTACAATCAAGCAGACCTAGCAGTTAAGGCAAATGCCAATAAAACACCCGCTGGTGGTGATGGGGGAAGTTCTTCTGATGCAGTTAGAAGAAGGGCAATGTGGGAACCAAAAAAACATTTAAAAGAAATTTTTGGTAAGGCTGGGGAGGCAGTATTAGGAGGGAGTAATGAAGCTATAGATGCTTTAGCTGGAGCCAGTTCCTCGATTCAAAAGGTTACTAGACAAGCAGCTACCCATTCTAAAAGATATAAAAGATTAGCAGAACAAACCGCGGAAAATATTACAGGAACCACAGCTGGGATCACTGGAGGCATTGATAGTTTTAGTGATTCTATTACTAGATCTTTAGATACGTTCTCGGAACAAATTCGAACTAACACTAAACCCATATCGGATTTTATGGGTCAAACCTTAGGAACTCTCACTGGTGTTATTGAAGATCCTCTAGGTCCTAATGGTTTAGGAAACGCTGCAACAAAACTCATTAATTCGGTGGCTCCTGGAATGGGAGATAAAATTAATGGCTTAAACAAAAGTTTACATTTAGAAGCTTTAGGAAGACTGCCTAGTCAAGTCATGTCAAGTATTGGTCATATCATGCAGGCAGTCAATGATCTTTTAGCTATTCCATTAAGCATACTCTCAGAAATTTATTACGGATTACAGGCTATTATGAAATCCATTTCTAAAATGATTAGTAGTATTATTGATGGATTCATGAAACTATTAATGGATTTCTTAGATAGTATTATACCCATTAAAAGTATTATGGGGTTGTTAAATTCTATTTCAGATTTAGCTGGTCAAATTGGAGGGCTAGCCGGAGCTTTTAATTTGAGTATGGTAACAGATATTACAAGCCAAATTACGGGATTCACTGATCAATTTACTAGTATATTAAACAATCCTTTAGATTTTGCAACTTCTTTCCTGCCAACAGATGTATCAAACATTTTAAATGGTTTAAATGATCCTGAAAAATTATTAGGGCAATTTTTACCAGAAGAAGTTAGTGGGTTTGTTGATGGTATAAAAAATCCAAATAATTTAATCAAACAATTCTTACCCCCACAACTCGCTCAAGGTTTTGATAAAATTGCGGATATGACTGGTTTAGGATTTACTGGTAATATGGGTTACGGTTTTGGTTCTTCTTTAAAAGAAGGACAAGGAGATGTGTTAAACAATTTAATGGCGAAATTCCAAGACCAACTTCCTATTTTAGCTCCTTTATTAGCGGGTCAAGCGGAGACATCAGAAGTACAAACACCTAAATTATTAGGGGAAGGAGATACTGTGGCTAGTCATCATCTTTATCAGAACAGAAATAAACAACCACAATATCAAAAAGCAACTTCGTCGAATAATAGTGGTAGTTCTAATCAGTCTGTTGGTGGTTCTAGTGGATCTACTAGTGCATCTAATCAAGCCAAACCTAAAGTAGGTGATAGAAGAACTGTTAATGCTTATAACGTAAGGGAAGAACAATTTTTTAACGGAAAAGACTGGCAACCAGTTAAAGAAGGAACTGTTACAGCTTATGGTGTTACAGCACCTGCTGTGAGATAAATTATAAACATATGAAGGAATTTTACGGAAATTATTTAGGAGTTGTAATTACTGGAGGAGATAAAGATCCAGAAGGCAGAGGTAGAACACAAATTTTTATTCCTAATATCATGCCAGCTCTTTATAAACTTTGGAATGAGCAAGGAGAAGATATTAGTTTTGAGGTGATTGGAGAAGGATTAGAAGGTTCTTTAAATCCAGAAATTTTACAACGACTTCAGCAAGTTCTTCCTTGGGCGGAATGTGCGGTTCCTATTACAGGGGCTTCTCCTTCTTATAAACCTAGTGTGTTGGGTCAAGCCTCTGAAGTTCTTCGTAACGTAGGTAGTGCTGTAGTAGATGCTGGAAGAGCCGCACTAGATGCAGGTAAAGCGGCTTTGGGAATAGATCAAGTACCCCCAGGAGACAAAGCGGGTCTTATGGCTTTGACCGATGCAGCAGCAAAAGAAAAGTCTGCTGCAAATTATTGCGGTAGGGGAACCAAGAATATTTTAACTGGGGTTTTTGGTTACTCCAAAGACATTCCAGGTGCTGATGGTCAAAACTGGGGTAAGAATTTTGAAAGTCTCAAGACTACTTTACCTGATGGTAAAGTTGTAAATGATTTCGATAAAATTCCAATTAAATCGCCAGCAGATGCACCTCCAGGTTCATTTTTAGTTTATGATAGTGATGACAGACGAGGACGACCCAGAACTAAAAACAGTAAAGGATATGATACAGGTGGTTCGAAATCTGGACACGTAGAATATAAAGGTGCTGATGGGAAATATTATTATGGCAATACAGGAAATAAGCCTGGAGGTTCAGTACCACATAACTTTACAGGATATGCCTATGTGCCTAGACCTCACATTACTGCTAGAGCTTTACAAAAATTAGGTGTCCCTACAACCAACCCTTCAGCTGATGCTCAAGCTTCTACCACCAACATGACTCCAGATCCAGGTACTGCTGGAAAGAATGAAGAAGAATTGACAATGAGTTATGATCAACAATTGACATCTACTCAATCTTTTGGGGATCAAAATTTAAGTTTGGCTTCAGGAACGGGTTCTGGAGCAGCTACTGGATTTGGAAGTATTGATGGAGTAGGGGATGCTAGAAGTAGTTTTTCTGGTGGTAAAACTGCAGGAGGTTTACCTGTTATTAATCCTGCTGACGTCAAATCAACCGGCAGTTCACAAACAAGAAAAGTATCTGTTTACGGTTCTGTGTTTTCAGATTTCACAACATATTTAGATGTGAAACCAGAACAAAGATCAGCTGAAGCCACAGAATATTGGAGAAATAAAGGTTATAATATAGAAAAGCAAGAAACGCAATTAAAAAGTAGATTACCCGGGTGGAAACCTTCTCTTAATATACAAGACACAGGTAAAGGTGCTTTTTTGGGAGGACAAGGTAATGCTAATTTAACACCAGGATTCAGTATTGCAGTACCTTCAGATAATTCTTATGGACTTAAACCTGGTTCATTTGTTCAAATCAAAAACAAAGCAGGCGAACCGATAGGACCAAATAATGGATACTTTCAGGTTGCTGATAAAGGCAATTCACAAAACCTTAAAAATTTAAATGCTATAGATTTTTATTCTGGAAATGATCCAGAACTTAAAAAATATTTTGAGGGTTTAAGTGGGCAAAGTACTGATTTAGATGTCACTCCAGTTGAAATTGGAGGAGAGTCATTAGCAAAATTAAAAGAATCTTTAAATCAGCAAGAAAATTCTGCACTTGCAGGTACTACATTTACTGATACTACAGGTTTAGCAGGATCCGTAGCAGGCCAACCCACTATTAAAAACCCGACCTCTCATCCTGGTGTAGCTGGACCTAATACAAATAACCAAGCTTTAGGTATGTTTGGTTATGCTTCAGAGGGTCAAGCTGTTTGGGTTTTCTTTAGAGAGGGTAACCCATTATTTCCAGTTTACTTTGCAGCCTCTTATGGTCAAAAAGAATGGGCATCTATGTTTGGTCATGCATCTCCTGGTGTAGGAGCAGGTGTTACTAATCCCCAAGCTGATGGTAAATTTCCTTCAGCTCCAGGTGCTGCACCAACCGGTGCTATTCCAGGCACGGAAGCTTCGCAATGGAATAGCTATGGTGGAGGCATCCGCTCCGCTATGTCAACGGACGAATCTCCGTTGGGAACAGAATTTTTATTTCAACTTTACGGTAAGAATGGATCTCATTTTACTTTCTTAAAAGACCATACGGAATTTTATTCTCCTTATGATCATGTTAGTAGAGTCATGGCAGACCATCAAGATATTACTGAAGCTAACAAAGAAGTAAGAGTTCGTGGTGATTACAATACCTATGCAGAACAAGATTTAATCATTAGTGTGGGCAATTGGTCTCAAGAAGCCATTGATGCTTCAGATGAAATTCAAAAATATATCAATGAAGCCATGAAAATAAAAACTGAGGCAGGAAACTCCTAATCAGGATAAATTATTAATATCTATGGCAAAAAGAAAAATACCTTGTCCCTATTGTAAAGGAGAAGTTCTCGCAACACAAAACGGAAGAGGAACTTCTTCGCAAGCATTATTTCCTAGACTTCAAAATTTCTTAACGTCTATTGGAGATCTCATAAGTGCTTTAACTGGAGGACAAAAAACAGTTTCTCGTAAAGATGCGTTAAAAGGAAAATGTAAAACTTGTGGAGGCTCTGGTCAAATTGAAGATGCCACAGACACAAAAGATTCTGATAAAGCAGCAGCAGATTATTTAGCTAGTGTAGCAGATAAAATTGAAGAACTCAATTTGAAAAGAGGTAACTCTCCTGGGGGTAATATGTTGGAAAGAATCTCTGGAGTTAAAGTTACTTTAGTGGGAACTACTCTTAATAATGCTCCTAGTGTTACCACTCATAAAGGTAAGGGTGCTAATCCAACTAGTCAAGAAGTTAAAGAAAAAGCCGCTGGTATTCCACAAGGACCTGAAAAAGGAAAGGGTACTAATGTCATTACTGGTAACAACGTCCCTTCTAATGGTGGCGGTCTTTATTATATTCAATGTGGTAACAAATTTAAATTAACAGCAGGAGCTCAAGGTATTGAAATTGGATCTCACGGACCAATTAGTATTGATGGTTCTCAAGTTCGTTTAACAGGAGCTGAAGTCACAGTTGGAGGAAGTGGAGGTCCTACGGTTATTGAAGGAGACCATTTACAAGTTAATGGTAAGAGTATTGCTTTAACTCCTTCCGGTCAAGCAGGGGAAGTAGTAATTCAAGGTTCCGCTTCTTGTTCAGGCAATTTAAAAGCTGGAGGTGGATATATAGAAAATATGTATTGTGCCTCGCTCACTATGCCTTCGTCACAATCCTCTTCTAAAGTAGCGGCAGGAACTACAGATTATATTACAGGACCTGCTAAGTGGTCTGGTATGTCTGTGGGGTTCACTAAATTAGCAGTTCAAAATTTGATTAAGTGGTTTCAAGATAGTACCACAGACATTAATTTAGCTGGTAGTATGAGTCCTATTAATCCTAGAAGCATATTGAAAAATAATAACAATATGTCTAATTTGATTTATGCCATTCAAAGCATAGAAACCACCCCTACAGGAATATGTATTACAGCTGCTGGGCCTGGTTTAGTTTATAATTTCCCACACGCACACGCTCTTCCAGATTCTCCTCACACTCATGATATGACTCTGCCCGCTATTAGTCACGATGGTAATTCTACTGCGGAAGTAGTTCGACAAAAATTTGAAGCCGCTGGTGGTAATACTAAAGTTCCTTGCGGTCCTACAGAAAGTGGTAATCCTTTAGTAAAATTAATAAGTGGTGTTGTAGGTGCAGCTAAAGCGGTTGGCGGTGCATTTACTGCATTGATTGATCCTTATTCAAACCCTTAAACCACTTTAATATATTCCGAGATGATCTTCTTGGCGATAGGTAGATAATTAAAGTCTGTAATAGAATCCAAGGGAATATTACGCACCATTTCCACAAACTCAATGTAATTTCTTTGTTTGTCATAATCAGGGACTACACAATTACAAGACATTTGTGTGAATGCTGTATCGACTTTTTCTTCCTCACAACAAGTTAAATTGTGAAAAGTAGTCGACATTAATTCTTTATTTTTATTTTTAATATACTCTAAACAACTCTCTAAAGGAATGTCGTCTGGTTCTTCTAAATCGTCAAATTTTTTAAATTCATAGTCAGGACCAAAATAATCATATTTGAGTCTTTCATAAGGATGCAAAGGAATAGCACTCAAAGAGGCTGTCATTTCTTGCTCTAAGGAAGTAATGGTATGAGTAAAAGAAGTAAGGTCGTTTTTAAATTCTAAAAATTCTGGAGTTTGTAAAGAAGTTAAAGTAGCTGTTAAAAGAGAAGATAATTGGTCTACAATAGTATCTGAAGTCATAAAAATAATTTATGCTTTTTAAATAAAAAGTTCTCCTAAAAACCCTTCCCATTGTTCATGGTGAGCTGCTATATCTTTTTGTTCATGATTACTAAAAACGGTTTTTGATACTTGACGATAAAAAGAAGGAGAAGGGGCTCCATGATACTTCCATCTATTTTCCATAGCTTTAACTCTAAAAGACAAAGCCATTAAAGTCTTAGAGGCAAATTCTAAACCTTCATCGTCTATTAAAGAAGGAATAACATCTTTAGGTTTATCAAAAAATTGATATATGGTAATCGCTACTCGATGACACTCATCTTCGGAAGAAGCAAATTTAGCAGTCAAACAAAGAAGACAAATAATATCTAAAGCATTAGTAGTAAGAATTTTGTCTTTTTCTAAAACAATTTTATTACCGATAGCCTCTCTTAAAGATAAACGAGAAGAAGGATCTTCTAAAAACAATTCTTTAATTGTTTTACATTCTTTCTCTCCATAGAGTTCTTCTATGAGTGCCAGTGGCATGAAATTACTTATGTATTTTTGGTATCTCTGTAGAGTTGAACCTTCTCAATAATAAATTTAAGAATTTCCGATCTCATAATATCTTCTTTAGTAAATTCTACGCAATAGATTCCTTGTTTTTGAGATTCTTCGTCATTGAACAAATCAAACATAGCTTTGAAACCAGATTGCTCTTTATGTTTCAAATCGGTTTGCATTGGATCTCCTAAAATAAAATACTTGGTAAATTTACCAATACGAGTTAAAGAGGTGAGTAATTCCGAGAAGTTAGCATTTTGCGCTTCATCTACAATGACTGCTTTAGCGTTATAAGAAGCTCCTCGAAGATAATTGACAGGCATTCCTTTAACTCTTTCGTCGGTATGGAGTCTCTTAATATCCCCTGAAGGAAGCAATTCTTCTAATTTATCATTCAAAACAGAAACGAAAAATTGCAGCTTTTGATCTGCATCTCCTGGAAGAGTTCCCATAGAATGAGCGGCACTTTCTACAATGGTTCTCACATAGATGATGTCACTAATTCTTTTAGAATTTAAAAGTTCTAAAGCCGAATAAACTGCCAATATAGATTTAGAAGTACCAGCAGGCCCAGAAAGAAATATAATTCGAGTGTCTTTGTCTGTGGCTAATTGTATAAAAGCTTTTTGTTTCTCTGTCCAATCTAATCCTCTTAAATTTAAAGTATAATCAATTTTTTCTCTTTGATGAACTCTCGGAGAGGTATCTTTAGTAGGTTGAGTATTAGTGGGGTTATTGACTTTAGGTTTTTTAATTTTTTTCATGATATAAAAAAAGCAGCCTAGAAAGACTGCTGGAGATTAACGTATGATTAAATGTTGATACTTTTGATAGCATCGTTATTATTTATCTTTTAAAGTTAAATATTAAACCATATGTCACAAGATTACTTTTTGTCTAAAGTTTACGAGTCTGTTAGAGATAAAACAGCTCCTCCTTCTAATAAGCCACAAAATCTTAAACAGGCTTATTATCGAGTTGTCCTTGAACAAATCAACGAAGACACAGAAATTCTCATGCAACAGCAAGGCAGTGACAACGTAGAAGAATTTAAAGTTTCTGATGAATTAGCTAAAAGAATTAAATCTAGTATCAAAAAAGAAACAGGGTTTGCAGCAACTGAAGAAAAAACCAATTTACAAGAAATTATTAAAAGGGTTTTAACTGTTAGTGGATGGGGTAAAACCGGCAGATTGAATTATTTGATAGATAATATTTCTAACATTTTCGATAAAGAAGATTTAATGGTGGATAACATTGTCAAATATCCAGGAACCATAGAAAATTTAAAAACTTCTCCTTTAGAAGAAAAATTAATCAACAAACCGTTAAATCGAATTGAATTAAAAGATTTAATCCCGGATTGGTTTCATTCGTTATTTGAAACCAATAACGGTTTTAGTGTGATAAATGAATTATGGAATTTGGTTCCTGTTACTAAACCAGCTTCAGGTGCTGGAGAGTTGGCTTTAACTTTAATTTCTAATGCTAAAAAAGAAACAGAGGGAGATCTTTCATTGAAGGGGAATTTAATAGAAGTAAAAGGTTCTAATGGTTTAATGGGAGCAGACGGGCAGGTTTTAAGCACTGCTTCAGAACTTAATGAAATTTTAAAGGGAGATTTGGTTGGCGTCAGTAAAGTTAATAGAAAAAGAGAATTGATTAAACGATTAGGAGATTTAATTTCTTCGAGATATGAAGAGTTTAAAAAGAATCTTATTCAACAAGTAGAAAATAATACATCATTTGATGAAATTAAAAAAATTATTGACGCAGGACCTTTAACTCCTAGAAATAAAATTAATTTATATAGAACCTTAGTAGCTTCTTTAACTATTCCGGAATACAATTATAGAGATTCATTATTGGCGTTTTTCAGTCAATATGAAATTTTATCAGACGATCAATTAGCTGGTGGTGTTTTTGCATCAAGAAATTATAAGAATGTTTCTTCAGAAGAAGGAGTTAAAAACAAAATTAAAGAAATTATAATTTCTAATAAAAATTCTCTTTTTAAAAAACACCATGAAAGATATTTTACCTATGAATTATCGGCTTTGATCGCTGCATTGCATCTTTGCTGTTATCAAGAAAAACAAAAATTTAATGGAATTGTTTTTGCCAATGACACCAATAAAAATATGGTTTATTTTAAATTTAATGGGGAAGGTGTAGCACAGAATTTAGAAAGTGCTTATTCTTTTATATTACAATTTAAACCTTCCATAACATTGAGCATGTCAAAAATGCAAAGTTCGGCAGGATTTCTTTTCTTCAAATAATAATTTTAGTTGCTATAATTTTATAAATTTGCCATACTTTCAACATGGCATTCTGTAAATTATCTAACTATCAAGGTCAAGTATTCAAAGATATGAATCTTTGGGCACCTCCAGGAGCTTATGTTTTTGATGCAGAGACTCACGAACCTATAGAGGTCACAGAAAAGACAGCCTTTTATACGACAGGAAATATGAGATTGGGTATTGGAAAATATCGAATCAACATGATCTCACTAAACGGTAAAAAGGTTTATTGCAATAACTACATGATGGGAAGCACTAAAAAGCGTTTTTATGCGATATGGGAACTCAAAGATAAACCTTATACATCTGAAGATATATTTCAAAAATATGGTTATAAAGTGACTCCAGACCATCAACGCGTTAAAAGGTATAAATTGACTGGTCGGGTTAGAGTTAAAAAGACAGCTAAAATTCTTCGAGAACAAGGTCGACTAGAAGAAGCTAATCGAATCGAAAAAGAATTAGAAGAACATTTGAAAATGGGTAAACGATACATTTGCCCTATTTGGATGGATTTTAAAACCGAAGAACAGAAAAAATCTTTTCATTAAGGCGTGACACTTTTTACAAAATACTATTTAATTTTCAAGATATGATTACAAAAGAAACCCAAGAATTGGCTCGTCAAGTTAAAGCAACCAACATTCAAATTGTGGTCGATGATCCGGAGTGGCAGACCTTGCGTCTTTGGCTCAAAGGAAAATGGGCAGTAAAAGGTAAAGAGTGTGTTCAAAGGATGCGAAATTACTTTGAGGTCGATAAAGAGAATCCTTGGAGGGTTCGTCGTCTTTTGAATTATCTGACCTGTTCTGGTTTTAGGACAGGAGCCATCAAAGAACCTTCTGCAGAAGCCTTGCGTGAAGAGGTTCGAGAAGCTTGGCATAATCTTCTCGGAGAGAATGCTACCTGTCGAATTGGTGGTAAGTTGTAATCTCTCTTGATTATTTTTTTCTTTATATTAAAGTAATTTTAGTATGGATAAAAATCTTCAAGAGCAACTTCATCGCATCGAAAATAAATTGGATTTAATTCTTAAAACTTTTTCACCAGAGATTAAAAATACAGAAGTTTCCCAAGAACCAGATCAATATTATTTTCCTTGGTATCATGAATGTAAAGCAGCCGTACCTTCTGATATTTTGATGTGACCGCTTTTAAATTAAATGAAGACCTTAAAGAGAGATGTATTCTCTTAGGAGCTTCAGAGTGTTACACTCAGTATATCGAAGACCCCAAATACCAAAACTCTCCGTTTTGGTATAACGTGATTAAAATGGGCCCACAAATGCATAAAAATTATGTTATGGTCATTTGTAATTTAATTGATAGTTATCTAGAGGAATTTGATTTTTTAGGATTTTCTGATTCTTCAACAGATGTTATGATAAAACAGGATTGTCGATTTGTGATATATTGTCTTTATTCAGATAAAGAAAATTTCTGCAAAGAAGTAAACTTGGAATAAATAAAAAAAATATGTCACTATCCAAGAATGAAATTGAATGTTTCGTAGATACCGCAATCGATGAAGCCATCTTTGAAATTTTTAAAAATGAATTCAATTCTCTAAAAGAAATTGAATATGCTATTGAATATCTTCAAACCAAAATTCAAGATTTAGATCCTGAAGATTTTGAAGATTCTATTTCTTAAAGACCTTTAAGATATTGAGAAGTGTCAGCTGGTTGTTCAGCACCTGGTAATTGAGAAGGAGTTTCTCCGACTTGAGCAGGTACTTCGTTTCCTGCTGTTTGTTGATTCTTAGCTTCTGTTTGTTTAGTTTCTAAATAATCAACAATCTCTGATATAGAATCTTCGTCATAGGTATTATCTATGACTTTTGGTTTTTCGTCTTGTTTAGGTGGAACAGAAGTAACTCTAACAATTAAATTGTTAGTGGATTGATTTTCCGCAGACTTAGTAGTACTTTCACCCCCCTTAAAAATAAAATCTATTTTTTGTGAAACCCCTGTTTTTTCGTCTATGAAATTAAAATATCTTTTACGTACAATATCAGTGGCTAATTTACGAACATCAGACAATTTATTAGGATCTAATAAATTTTTTTGTTTAATCTGTTGCAACATAATAACAACATAATCATAAAAAGAAGGATCATTACGATCAGCAACATTAAATTCTTTTAATAATTGTGAATAGACTAAATCAAATTTTTTCATTATATAATAATTATGAGAAAGAAAATCCTTTTTACCTTATTTTTTGTTTATTATTTTACAATTAATTTACCAGAAATTGTTTATCTTTTTTGTTTAAGAGAATGGTTATACTTTAAAGCGGTAATTAAAGAGTTATTTTATTATTAAAGTAATGCAGCCTGAAAATGCATATAATCGTAGCCTCTAGTCCTACCTAAACTAAGCCAGCCTTCAGACTCTACAATTTCCCAAAAAGGTTCATATTCTTTTTTAGCAAATGAAGCTTGTTTACTGGTCATTTTTAAAGTATTTCTATCTGGGTCTAAATCAACCGCAGCCCCCCAAGAATGAATAGACCAAGAAGTAGCACTTCCCCTCATTTTACGAACATTTAAGCAACCACCAAAATAGTCTAATCTTAATTTTCTTAATTCCTTTTCCCCATAAAGGTTTAAAGTTTTTTCAAAAATAGTATACAAAGATGAAGCTACTTTTTGATGACAAGACATTTTCTTAACTACTGCTGAAGCATCCCAAGCCAACTTCATAGAATAAGGCAAATCTATTCGAGTTTGATTCTCCCCAACGGATCCATAAAAATTTACCATTGATTGGTAGTTTTGTTTAGGCCAATGATTCATATTAAAAGTTTCTTTCATTAATCCAATCTAAAGGAGCATAAGAAGGATCATCTTTGTATTTTTCTGCGTATTGTTCTACAATTTTTTGATCCACCTCTTCTTTAATATATTCACTAGATAAAGATACTTTAGAATCCGAATTGTGTCTCCAGTCAACCAATCCCTGAATACCCACTAGTGTTGCTACAATACTAGCAACAGCTACAATCATGTCTTTATACATATTAACCAAGGCAGAGACAAAAGGATCTCCTGGTAAAAGAAATAAAAATAATACAGATGCAAAATACATGAATGCGATAATAGCAACAGCAACCATAGTCATGGCAAATTTTTTAGATGCCATGTGATTCATATTTTTTAACTCTTCTAAATTAGAAACATTTTTAGTACTAGGTGTAATACCAGAACGAAGGTACCAAGTCATGTCATTTATGATACCTTTTAATTTTCCTAGCATAAAACAGCTCCTACAATAAAACCTAAAACAAAACCAGTTAAAAAAATGCTTTTTACTGGATTTTCCATAGACCAAGCTTTATACTTTTCTGCTATTTTTTTAATAGTTTCCATATTATAATATTCCTTTCATTCTTAAATAAACCCCACCACCGATAGACAAGACCAAACAAACAATAATTATATTTCTTTTTAAGATCGCTAAATCTTTTTCAATTAATTGTTTTTGCATTCTATTAAGGTCTTGAATCATCTTATTGTTATAATTTTCTTGTCTGGTTAATTCTTCATCGACATTTTTAGTGTGCAATTGAAGATTAGCATGATCTTTTTGAAGTTGATCAAAAATATTTTTATCATTCAATAGTTGTTGATATTCCAGGGAACTAACTACTATAACCGTTTGATTTTTATATCTTTCAGGAACAATAACAATACGTTCTTTTGTTGAATCTTTATTAGAAGGAATTGTTTCTGAAAAAGGAATAGATGGTTTATATACTCCTTGTATATCAATTCTTTTTTTAGGAGGTTTTACTATTCGAGCAGCTTGCTCTGTGTATTTGTCTGCGAGATCAATCCGAGCTTCATTAATAGAATCTTTCGCAGCATAAACAGATTGAGATAAAGCTTCTGATTGTTTTTCAGTATAAACAGTACATGATGTTAAAAATATGCAAATTAAAAAACCAAGTACTTTATTCATATAAAGTTATTTATTGTCTTCTGTAGAAAGTTGAGCTACATACCCAGATAACAAATGAGCCTTTTTCTTTAAATTGTTATGAACATGATCGTCTAATACGTCATCTTTTTTAACGAAATCTACCCCCAGAATACCCACAAATCCCCCTTGAATACAAATAATCGGAAAAAGATAAACACAATTAATACCTCGATTTGACCAAAAAGATTGGAGTGCGTAATCCTCTTCCGTATCAATATTTATAATACAGCTTTCACTACCACTGCTTAATTTTTGTAATGCCGAAGAAAAGAACGACACTGGTAAATTTTGCATTTTCATTAGGTCTGTAGAAATACCAGGTGCTGTAGATTCAAAAGTTACTGACATTTTTTTCATAGACCTATTACCGGGGAAAAAATTACCCCCGTTATGGAATTGAGCTAACCAAACACGGTCTAAATTATATTGATCTTGTAAAGAATTTAATGTTTCATTAACAACTTTTTGAATTTCTATGGTATGTATAAAGTCTTTTTTTCTTTTTTCTAACTCGTAATTTTTACGATTTAAACGATGCCTGATAAGAGCTAATATAACAGGGCCTGCTACACCTGTTAAGAATGCCACAATAATGGTGGTATACTCTATAGTATGCAAGAAAGAAGTCGACAAAAATAACATAATAAACTGTGTAAAACTATTTATTGGTTTTGGTCACCATAAATATTATAAAATTACCTATGTCTAATAGATTTCACAACAAATACCACAGACACAATCACCATAGTTATACTATAGACGATGTTAGATACCCAGATGCAGGTCATGACCCTATAGCATCCTATGACTCTCCTTTCTTAGGTGAATTTGTTATGCATGGAACTCTTTCAGCTACTGCTACTCCAGGATTTTCAGATGTCGAAGGTTTACCTGCCGGATCATTTTCAGGAGAAGAAATCGGTTTAAAAGCCACCGCTCCTTCAACGGGTATAGCCGCTTTAATTGATGGAAATCTTAAAGTTTTAGGTGATTTATCAGCATCAAATGTTTTTTTAGAAGGCGTTACTGAAGTAAACCCAGGAGAAGCAACAACTACTGGTAGATTTTTGGTAGTTAATATTAATAGTGTACCTTACGGTATTCGTTTGTGGAATTTAAGCTAAAATGGTTTAAATTACATTAATGCTTTTCAATAAAAAGAAAATAGCCCAATATCCAAAAGATAGAGGAGTTTATGCTTTTACTAAACATAGAAGAGGGGATTTTCTTTTATTTTTAAAAGAACCTTTCCCTGGTGTATTTGAATTTATGCAATTACCTGATCGATATGTTTTATCTCTTACTTCTAAAGAATTTACAGAAGGATGTGAAAGCAAACTATTGGATTTTGTCGAACAATTGCCAGAAGACGTTTTCGAGGTAGCTTTAGCTAATAAAATAATTTTAGAAAAAACTTCTTGATTTCCGTTATCATTTTTTCATATATTAAAAGTCTCATATGAAAAAAGTAAAATCAAATATTAAAAGTGACGTGGATATTAATAAGATGTCTCTTTACGAACTTTGTCGTTGGACCGCTTTGGAAGAAGCAGTTAATATCATTGGAGACAAAGCAGAAGATCGCGGAGTCCCGTTTGAGTCTATTGAATTGAAACCTCTGGATTTGTTCAAATATATTGAATCAGCCACTGATAAAATTTATGAAAAAGTATCTGCAGTGGTTGACATTCAGCACAAATAATATATTTTAATTTTAGTTTATGAAAAACAAATATACGATTAAATGCAATGTAACAGGTCTTGATTTGGTTAGGACACCCAAGTACCTTAAGGAACAAACCGAAAAATATGGATTTGAATCTGTGGACGCTCTTCGCAGTCAATACATTGGAAGGACTGCCCGTAAACTTTTGAAGGAGGGTAAGTCTGTAGATGAAATTCGCAATCAATATAATTGCAGTATTCAAACCCCAGTTACTGCCGAAACACTAATTCGGTTTAAAGTACAAAAAGCTTCAGGAACGATTAATCTGCGTCGTTCTGAACAGAAACCAACTCTCAAGAAAGTTGACGAAAATCAACCTTTCTAAAAGAGTTTAAAAGTCGAAAAATAAAGGATGTCTTCCATGGCATCCTTTATTTTTTATGTTAAGATATATTAATGTTTAAAAATATTTTCAAAAAACCAGAATATTTGGTTCTGTTAGTTTCTTTAGGATTTACTACTTTAATCAGTATAGCTGTTGGAGTAGGGGGTTTCCTAATTACTGGTAAATTTTTAGGTTTTTTTATAATTGCCTTTGTTCTTCAATTTATAATTTTTGGAGTAGCTAATACCTATTTCCAACATAAAGATCTCATTGAAGGAGCCAAATTAATGAACGAACAATTAGAGGTGACCTCTAAATACTTTATTAATTTAACTTGTTCTTATTGTCAAGTAAGTAATGCAGTTCCTATCATTTTAAATCAAGAAAATAGATTTAAATGCGAATCTTGTAGTCAAGTCAATGGAGTAAAAATGCAATTTTTCTCGACACAAATTACAACTCCTCTCAAAAAGATTACAATGCCTCTTGATGAGGATAACGAACAAATTAGTTAATCCAAAAAGTATCTAAATCTTTTGTTAAATTTTTCACAAAAGACATGACAGTGTTAATTTTAAACTGCATTTTCTTTAATTTTTTAATTCTAGCCGGTGTTAAATTAACCACATTATTTCTTTTAGTTACTTCAATTCTTTTACGAATTTTATCTAATTCAAAATAAACGTTAGCCAAGTCTTCCTCAATATTTTCTAAAGGAAAAGGTAATACTTTTTTAGAATTAAACATATGTTATATTTAAGGGAAATATAAGATATGAGCCATAAGTATTATTGTTATGCGCAAACTCAATAAAAAGCACATAACTGAGGTTTACAAAAAATGTTTAAACCTGATTAGGAGAAAGCCTCCAGGTTTTGTCGTTTTTAAAAAACTTCGTTATTATGGTTGGTGTAAAGCAGACGAAGACATTCTTGAAGTTGATCACCGTAAAGATATGCTAAGAACAGCGTATCATGAATGTATCCACTACCTTTATCCTGATTGGTCGGAAACCATGGTTTTATACGCAGAATCAAGAGTAGTTAATAATTGTACAATTTTGGATAATGTCCGTTTTTTAAAGCACCTTTCAGATAAGGTTTATAAAGCGGTTTTAAAACAATCCCGAATTAAAAAGGCTAAAAAAAATGCACCTAGAAATAGATAAAATATATTTTAATGGAAATCGGGTTGGTGTAGATTTTGAATATGACGAAGACTTTCTTAAAGAAGTTTCAAACGTATGTGGGTCTAATCGTTTATCAAAAAAAGAATTACAACTTTATATTATGTCAGTTTTAACTGACACTATTTCACAGGAATATATTACAGAACTTCGTCAGTACTTAGATTAAAGTCTCGAAATCAAATCTACTAAAGTTTGATTTCTTACAAAAGATTCTTTCCAAGAATCTAACGACTTCAAAAAAGAATAAAATTCTGATTCATGACACATCTTTTCAAATTGTTTAATGTCTGGTTTTAAAGATTGTAGTTCTTTGTATTGTTTTTCGTAAGATTCTACTTCTCCTTCTTCTTTAAGATACGATCCTAGAAGATTAACTAGTAAAAGATTTTTATCTAATTTTTGTCTATTATCTTCAGACAAAACCCTTATAACACCATCATACCCCTCGGATACTAATCGTTTAGATTTGACAACTCCATATCCTTCTATCCCGTCAATATTATCCGATTGGTCACCTAATAGAGCTTTGTATAAAGCATATTGTTCTACTTTAACTCCAATTTCTTCTTCAAAATTTTCTAGGTTAATCAATTTCTTTTTAATAGGATTGAAATAATCTGTATTAGCATCTACTAATTGAAGCATATCTTTATCAACAGAAACAATGGTAGATGAAATACATTTTTCTTTAACAAGCCAAGAAATAATATCGTCAGCTTCTAATACCCAAGGATACATTTGTTTAATGCCTAAAACTTTTAACCAAGGCTCAATAAGACTGTGCTGTTCATGAACCTTATCCGCTAAATCCGAGTCTCGATTTTGTTTGTAGGTTTCAGCTGCTAATTGTTTACGATAATTAGACGAAGGATAATTTAATTTTTTATCCCAACATAACCACGTTTCATCTGGTTTAAATTTATCTTGTAGAGATTTAAGCGACTTTAAAAAAAGATAAACAGGACCAGTCCAATTACCGGAAGAGTTAATAAATTTAGGCTGAGACTCAGCGATCCAATAAGCTCGAAAAAGTAAATTGGATCCATCTATAATAAGTGATTTCATTATTACATTCTAAGATTAAAAATAATAATTTCAAGTTGAATTTTTTTAAAAGCCATTTAATCTTTTCTCATGATCAATAAAGACGAAATTAAAGACCAACTTAAAAATAACATCGGTACCATTAAATTTAAAAAGAAAGATAATAGTATTCGAATTATGAAATGCACTCTTTCAGAAGAGTTGCTTCCAGAATCTGATTTTAATCCAGAAACGTATAAATCAAAAAAAATCTCTAATGCAGACTCTCTTGCGGTATGGGATTTGGATAAATTGGCATGGAGGTCTTTTCGCCTAGATTCTATCCTGGAATATTCTTTCGAAACGATTTAATTATTTTTATGCAAGTATATCACGTCAAACCAGAACAAGTAGGACAACAAGACCTTCACCAATTTTTACATTTTGTGGTGGGTAAAGAATTTCAAGGTAGAGATTATGCTATTGTGAATGAAGTACCCCTAGACCGGTTGCTTCCAGGATTTCAAGGCCTTCGTAAAATTATTGGAATTAATGTAGAATCAAATGGAGAAAACCATTCTATCTATTTTGATGTCACAGATGTTCAGACAGCTAATACCGTAAACTGGATGGGTAGTAGATATTAAGGTTTAGCTAAAATAGCACAAAGAACATTAGTAATAGTAGTCAATTGTTCTTGAACATTTACAGGGTAAACAGTTTGAGCATAAAGGGGTCTACCTGTACCAGCAATAGGTACCCATGAAAAAGTATCAGCCATTGATGGATTATATCCGACCATATTACCTGGTGTTGCAGTTAAAACTGGAGTGAATAAAGGCATATATTTTATTATATTTAACCGCAATTAATTTAAAACATGGATAAAAAAATAATTATTGACGTTGAATTGTACCCTAATTCAAATTTAGATTTTGTTTTTATTACAGGATTACCAGGTTCAGGCAAATCAACCTTTGCAAATAATTGGTACTTTAAAAATCATTTCGAAGCGGATGATTGGATGATCGATCAAAAGGGAATTTATCAATATGATCAGAAAAAATTAGGATATTGTCATCAACAATGCCTTCTCTCTACAGAAAAAGCTATGAAAGCTTCTGAAGAAGTAATTGTTTCAAATACCTCTTTGACAAAAAAAGAAGCAAAACCTTATTTTCTTCTTGCAAAAAAATACAAATATAATATTGTTTTAATTCATCTCATGACACAATATAAGTCTATTCATAATGTACCAGAAGATAAAATGAAACAAATGCAAAATCGCCGGGAAATTTACAAAATTCAAGAAATTATTTGATATGACAGAGCACGAATTTAATCTACTTTCTCTAGAAGATCGAGAAAAAGCTGTTCAACAACACCTAGACTATCTCGTAACAGAGGGAGTTGCGGTGTTGATGGATAACGGTAAATACCGTATGAAAACAGAAGCAGAAATCGAAACAGAAATCCAAAATATATATAATAGTTAAAATATGAACCAAGAAGCACAAGAACTCGTCAAGCAATACATCAAAGAAACCCTGAAGGATACTCACGGTATTTCTGCTCAGGCTTATTCTCTTTTGGAATGTATGATGAAGACCGATCGGAATATGGCATCACACCTCCATGATGTGATGTTGGAATGCCAAGAAGCCTATAATAGGTATTTTATTCCAGCCGATAACGATTTGAATTAATCACAAGTCATTCCTGACTTAGCGGCATCGTATCTGGTAGATCTCATGACAGCTTCAAGATTGTCTGCACATACAGCAATCTTTTGTTGCATCCAGGGTTCTAAGGACATGCCGCTTTCTAGGAAATGATGAATTTTTTTAGCATTGCTAAAGAGTGAAAATAAATTAGCCATGTCCATGTAACTCTCTTCTTGTTCCTCAGATCCACCACAACCACACGCGGAATCTTGATGAGGTTCTTGCATTGGAATTTCTTCTTGAGGAGTGTTTGTAACTGCAACAATTTCAGGAGCAGGATTAATAAGATTAGAAGGCAAATTTATCGACTTTTGTGAAGCGGAAATATAAGCTTCTTCTAAAAGAGTTTTATCTTTAAATACCATATACAGATTATTTAAGCATTTTGCCTTAAATAATTCAAAATGGGATTAGAATATATTTCACAACCACAGGTTTTTATGGCTCCAATTACTGCACTTGGAGGCATTGAAGGTTTTGTCGATATTTCTTTAAATACGACCAATTTAACTGCTAGTAATCTATCTGCAGACTTTGGAGATTTCGTCTACCTAGTTTCAGATGGTGCTGAAATTATAGATTTAAATTCAACTAAAATTACAGTAGATGTCATAGAATCTAACAATATTGAAACTAATAATTTAGTTGCTTATAAATTCTTTTTAATTCCTCAAACTATTACTTTAGAAGCTTCAGGTACTATAGAGTTACCTTTAGATACTGCAGATATTGAATTAACGGGAAATACTCCAGTAACCATAACAAACTTTATTAACACAACAAAGGGAGTAACCTACACAATCACCAATGAAAGTACTCATACTATGACTATTTCTTCTTCGCCCACAGTCTATGTAAGGAATGGATCAAATTGGAGATCTAATACTTTTAACCTTTCAGCTGCTTATTTAGAATTACCCCACAGAACCTCTTGTTGTATTCGTGCTGGGAATACTTTTGTTTCTGTTTGGTAAATTCTTGAAATATATAAAAAATATCTTATATTATATAAGATATGTCTAATAAAAAATGTGTAGTGGTTTTCAGTTCAGGAATGGACTCAACCGTGGTTCTTCATCATTGTTTAAAGGAATATGATGAACTTTATTGTTTAACATTTAATTACAATCAAAGGCATCGAAAAGAAATTGATAAAGCTTTAGAATATACTACTTCTTTAGGTGTTGGGGATGGTTGTTCTATTAAACAACACATTGTAGTAGATTTAAAATTTCTTTCTCAATTAGCTCCCACTTCTGCTTTAACCAATAAAGACATTAATGTCCCACAAATGAAGCAAGTTATTGGTGAAGCACAAAATAAAGCACACGTTCCTAATCGCAATATGATTATGTTGTCTATTGCTGCTTCCTATGCTGAAGCTAATGAATGTCCGGAAGTCTTTTATGGGGCAGCTTTAGTAGATGATACTAGCGGTCATTGGGACGGTACTTCTCAATTCCGTAATAGTCTTAATGATTGTTTGGCTTTTAATAGACTTCACAAGGTTCAAATTCAAGCGCCTTTAGTTAAAATGTCTAAAAAAGAAATCATCGAATATGGAATTTCTTTAGGAGTTCAATTTGATAAAACTTGGACTTGCTATGAAGGCTTAGATTTAAGTTGTGGTACCTGCCCTGCTTGTTCAGCAAGACTTCAAGGTTGGGTTCAAACAGGATATGAAGATCCTCTTCCCTACTCAAAAGAAATTCCCTGGCAAAAGTATAATTGTGTGACATTATCAAAGAATGTGTAACATTTGTGGATCTACTTCTTTAGAAAAAGCTCATCAGCTTTATGTAGAAGGATTAGAAAGAGGTTCCTTTGCTTCTGGATTTTTGGTGTTTACTAAAAATCATTTCCGGCTTTTTAAACAAGAAAATCCTTTTGAATTAGATTATCTTCAAAAAGAAATTAAACAATCATTAGACGAATTTGGAATTTATTACTTGTTTCATTCTCGAGCACCAACCAATTCGAAACAACCTCATTTCGATTACACTACCACACATCCCTTTAATTTTGGATTCAATTTTGTAGCTCATAACGGTATTATACAAAATTTTACTGAATTTCCTAATCATCAAGAATTTAATGTAGATTCATCTATTATTCCTTATCATCTGTATACTAACAAAGGAGATATAGTTAAAACATATTCAGCTTATAAAGGGCTTTTAACTTCTTGGATTTATACTACAGAAAAGCTTTATTTGGTTAAAGCTGGATCTTCTTTGCATATGGATCAAGATTCTTTTAGCTCTACCTCATTTGAAGGATCCCATATCATTGAAGAAGATGGAATTGTTTATGAATTTAATGGATTAAAGTTTGATCAAATTAATACATTTCCTTATGAAAACCCTTACTTTCTTTTATGAATAAATTACTAATAGTAACTTGCACTGAAACCAAAACCGATAAAGAATTTGAAAAGAAACCTATTTTTCAAAGTTTAAAAAAACAATTTGAATCTAATTCAAATATTGATTTTCATGTATTTAAAGACAATAAAAGAGGGTTATCTGAATGTTATAATGAAATATTAAAAGATCCTAAAAACCAAGACAAAATGGTTTTATTTGTTCATGATGATGTTGTATTGGAGGATATTTTTCTTTACGAAAAATTAATGAATACTCCTTACTCCATTACAGGGTTAGCTGGTACAAAATCTTTTAATAAGAAAGTGGACAAAACCGCTTGGCACTTATGTGCTACTTCGAAAGAAGATTTCGTTGGAGAGGTAGCTCATATTAAAGACAATCAAATATGGACCACAGTTTTTGGTCGCACACAATCTCGAGCCTTGATCGTAGATGGATTGTTTATTGCTTGTAAGGTTAATGACTTAGTACAAAAAGATTTATATTTTAATGAAGAATTTTCTTTTCACCATTATGATATGACTTTTTGTTTAAATGCGAATGAAAAGAAAGTCAGTGTAGGGGTTTTACCTATTAGGGTAATTCATTATGGTTTAGGAGATTCTATGTTGACTGCTCAATGGGAAGAATCAAATAAAAAATTTAAGGAGATTTATTGCAAATAACTTTTATAATACAGCTTTATGATTATTACACGCGAACAACTAAAAGAAGCATCAGGATCAGATTATTATTGTGGGAAAATTTTGCACGAACCTTTTGGTTACAAATTTCTCAAGAAGTCTGTAACTCCTACAGGAGATATTATTTCCTTTATTGCACCTATGCAGGTTACAGATCACCTCATTGATTTGGAAGATTCCATGAGCAAGGATTATATCTATTCGGATTTGGCTATGCAATTTCTTATTGAAATTCCTAATATTGATTTGTATGCCTCTATTTGTTTTCAAAGACTCTTTAATGCCCAACTAGGCTCTCTACTATGTTCAAACTTTATTAAGAAACAAGGTTATGTAGATGGAGATGATATTATGATTGTTGATGGAGAAGAACATAAAAAGTGTTCAGTGTCTATTGCAGCTCAAAAGAATAATTGTGCTTTAATTCATACAGGTATCAATATCCGAGCAGGAGATAAAGCTCCTTCTTTTGCTTATTCTACTAATCTAGAAGAGACAGAAGCTTTGACGTTTATGCAACAGGCTGAAAATATTTTTCAAAACATGACTATGGATATTCATGTAGCTATGCGTAAAGTCATTGTATGACGATCTTTGATTATTTAAAAGACATCACAGTAACTAAGAAGGGGGATATGCCTTTAGAAGGATACCCCCCTTTCCTTATTAACCGATGGATGAGTTTCATTTCTCCATCTTCTTGTTTAGCTATCAATGAATCCGTTAATACTTTAGGAAATGTTGACAAAGATATTCATTATAAACTTTTGATATCTTGTTTCCCTAAGCAAAAATATAATCCGAGAATTAATTACATTAAAAAAATTAAACAAGAAAAAGAAGATAAAGATGATAAAATTTCTATATTAGCTAAATCTTTAGAACTTTCTCAAAAAGAAATACAACAAATGCTTGACTTTAAAGAACAATTGAATAAATCAAATATATGAATCTACCAACAGAAAATAACGGAATCACCCCAGAAGACTATAAAGATCTTCCTCTCCCAGAAGATTATGAAATCACAGAACTCTTAGGTGATGTAATTATGGTCAAGTACCTCGATATAGTTGATGGAGGTGTTAAAAGAAATGGAATCATTCTCCCTAATCAAATTGTGGACAATCGTGCGTGGAGAGTTGGTGAAGTGGTATTAGCAGGGCCTGCTTGCAAACAAGTTAAGAAAGGATCTAAAGTTATCTTTCCGGGAGACCGTGGACTTCAGGCTATTCGACAAAAAGAAGGTATGGTGATTTTTTTGTCAGAGAATAGAATCTTCGGTATTTGTGATGTTGTTGCTAAAGCAGAAGAAGCATGAGACTTGGAAGAGATGCGTTAGCTTTAATGCTTCTTCAAAATGTTATTGAATTAAGGTTTCGTAGAAGAAAAGAAAAACCTGGATTCAGTGATTATAGAAGAATGCTTTGTAGTAATGATCGCAACCTCTTATTGTCTAAATTAGGTCGAGAAATTTTAAATTATGATCCACCAAAAGGTTTTAATTTACCTTATGATCCTAAATCAAAAAATTTAGTAATTGCTTACGATATCTTTATGCAAAATTTTAGAGCTATTAATTGCAATGACGTAGAAGTGGTTTCGGTTATTAAAACTTCACCAGACGCAACAGAATTTTGGAAATATTTCAATGAAAACATTTACCCTATGAGTGCTGAACAAAAAGCCTCCTTTATGAACAAATGATTAACGTATCAAATATATGCCTAGACGAAATGCCAGGCGAAAGCTTCTTCACTAAAAATCTTCAAAATAATATGGTTTTCAATTTAGGACAAAAAACCATAAGAAAAGGTCGTTTAATAATTTTTAAAAGGAGTCATTTCTTTATTCAAATTTCTTTATTGTCTGTAAAAAATGAACAAGAAACTTTTGAATCAGAATATCATAAAGAAGAAAATTTAATGTATTTTGATTATAGGCCCAAATCATTAATAGGTAATGATGAAGATATGCGTGATTTAGTTTTACAACAAACTATTAAAACATCTCCATCTCAGTATTACAATAAAATTTTAGAAATTCAAACCTATTAAGAATAAATATAAAAAACATGAATACTCCCAAATTTAATGAACTTTTAGAAAATCTTCTTTCTAATCTCCAAGAAAAAAAATTAAGCAATATCACTTATATTTTTAATGATGTTCGAGCCGGGCAATTAGACGGAAAAGATAGAGAAAGAAGAGTTTGGGAAATTGGGTTTAAAGAAGGAGAAGGACTTCCTAGTGGAGATCTTTTAGATTTGCTTAGTAATAGAACCGGATTAAAGATATCTGCTATTTTAAGAATTTTAGATAAGTTGGAACAAATGGGGGTAGTTGAAGCTTCTTCAGAGGATGAAGCAGAAGCCCCAGAAGAAATTGAATCCTTTGATGACGAAGAAACCCTCAATCCCGATGAAGAAGCGGAAAGTTATTTAAAGGGTGATTATGATGATGAAGGGGAAGATGAATATCGTTTTGAAAGTCTTCAAGAAGCTAAAAAATCTTACTCTGCTAAAGAAGCTCGTAAAGGTAAAGACATCGGTAAAAAGGGAAAAATGTTTGGTAAGATTGCTAAGTCCGCTGGTAAGAAATACGGATCTAAAGAAGCCGGTAAAAAAGTTGCCGGAGCGATTCTTAAAAAACTTCGTACGAAGTAATTTGAATTAATTCAATACCAAATTTTTTAGCTAACTCTATTGTAGAAGGATCCTGTTTATAGATTTCTTCATAAACAATTTTCTTAATACCATAAGAGGCTAAAGATTTCAAACAATCATTACAAGGTAAAAGAGTAACCGCAGCCAGATAACATTCTTCTGGTCTTACATATCGAAGAGCATTAGTTTCTGAATGTACTACGTATTTTCTTCGTTCATTACGATCATTCCAATCTTCTTCCATTCCTGAAGGAAATCCATTAAATCCTAAAGAAGCTACACTGTTATCATGCCTCAACAAACAACAACCTACTTGAATGTAAGGATCTTTAGATTTAAGAGCCGCTACTTGAGCTAACTTTAAAGCATATTCTTCCCAACTCAAATTGTTAATGGGTTTCATATCCGTTATTAGTAGACCAAATGACCTGTTTAAAATTGTGATATCTGAGAAGAGAGGTACAACTCATACAGGGTTTAGCCAAAGCTTTAAAACCGTTACGATCGTAACGAAGATTGATTAAAGTGCATTTACGAGTATCTATATTAGTTAAGCGTTTTAATTTAAGTATCGCACTCAATTCAGAACAGGTTTGTTTTTGATTAGAATAATCCTCTCCAGTAACTCTAGAAATTTTTCTATTACGAAGATTTAAAGGATGTGTTTTATTAGAATTTAGCCCTGTAGATATAAGACGATTTTTATAGATAATAAAAGAAAAATGTCTACAACGATTAGCGTTATGATTATCTAGCAAAGAAAGAGCAATGTCTTCTAGTCTTTCAAACGGGATTGTCGTCGATATCATTAGAGAAATCATCAATCTTTTTTTGAAGCAAATCAACAATAATATCATTGATTGGTAAATCTTTTTCTAATGATT